GACTCGGGCTATGATGCCCCAACGGTTTACGCCGAATGCCTCCGGTGGGGGCGGTTCGTGGCTCGCACCGGGCGGGTGCCGCTTTGGGTCGGGTGGATGCCATCAAAGGGAATGCCCCGGAAGGGATGGCGCAACCCAAAGACCGGAGTGGACGAGCCATTCTTCCTCCGAGGAATTGACCCGCGGGTTGGCGACAACGCCGGCAACCAAGGCCGTCTCGAACTCAAGCTTTTGGAGTTCGGCACCGACGTGACCAAGGACATCCTCGAACGCCTACGCAAGGGCAAGGTCAGCACCCGGTGGGAGGTCGCCGAAAAGGTCGCCACGCCGGACTATTGGCGTCACCTCGACTGCGAGCAAAAGGTCGCCCGCCTATCAAGCGCCACCGGCCGAACGACGTGGACGTGGCTGCCCCGCTCATCAAAATGGCCGAATCACCTCGCCGACTGTGAAGTCATGCAGGTGGCCGCCGCGGTTTTCTTCAACCGGCTTCGCATGACCGCCACCTCATCAAACGATGCAAACTGACCTGCTGACCACCAAGGAACTGGCCTCCATGCTCAAGCGGGCTCCGTCCTACGTCTACGCCATGAAGGCCCGAGGGTTCCCAATGCCAGGGGGCCGGGCGCGACTCACCGAGGCTCTGGCGTGGCTCACCCGGTACCCGCAACCAAGGGCAGAACGCCGGCACGGGCGCAAATGAGCAAGGACGGGCCAACGCCCCGGTGGCGTCCGGTCCCGGATCGTGCGGACCTTAAATCGTGGCAGTTTCCTCAGCATTCGCCCGCGGCCTTTTGCGTCACGTCTACTCGACGGTGACCCATGGGGCCACGTTGCTGGACAAGCTCAACAGCCTCAACAACGAGGCGGTCCACGCGCTTGAGTCGGGAAAGGTTCTCCAGCAGACCACCGGCAACGGTCGGTCGGTGACGTTTCAGGTCAACGCAAGCGAGGGCGTGACCCCTACCGAGATGTCGGAGATTTACAGCCGGCTCTTGGACCTGTATGACGATGCCGTTGCCGCGGGGAACGTGACCGATGCCACCCGCTACGCCTACATGATGGCCCGGTTGAAGCCGATCCGGTCCTTCCGAAACGATTTCTCGAACCTAATCCGATGAACCTCCTCCGACGCCTTCAGGCAGCTACCCGGTTCGTCGTTGCTCCCAAGGCACGGTATGAGGGGGCTCGGCATTCGACCCAGCGTTCAACGCTCCACGGTTCGGTCCAGTCGGCTGCCTACGACATCGACCCGTACAGCCGCTATGAGTTGGTCCGTCGGTCCCGGTACTTCGAGCGCAACAATGCGTTCGTGAACCGGATTGCTGACCTTTTCGAGCAGTACACCGTCGGGCAGGGGCTCGCGTTCTTCCCGTCATCGTCCAGCCCAACGTGGAACGAGGCCGCTCTCAATTACTGGCGTGACTGGCAACGGTTCGCCGACCTGTCGTCCCGGCTGTCGTTTGGATCCCTCCAAGGCATCATCGCCCGGGCGCTTTTCGTCGATGGCGAGATCTTCGTCATCCTCACCCGAGGCGACTCCGGCAACCCTCGGATCCAGTTGGTCGAATCCCACCGAGTAAAGAACCCGCCCACCCAGGACGGCCGGACGATCATCGACGGCATCGAGGTGGACGACCGAGGCCGACCGACCGCCTATTGGATCACCAACGAGGACGCGAAAAGGAAAGAGAGCTTCCAGCGGGTCGAAGCCCAGTTCGTCGTCCACGTCTTCGAGCCCGGCCGCCCTGGACAGTATCGGGGCCTCCCGGCGCTTTACCCGGTGATGAACGACCTCCACGACCTCGACGACCTGCAAATCTTCGAGATGCAAGCCGCCAAGGCCGCCTCGAAGGTCCAAAACGTCATCAAGACCAAGGAAGGCGAGGTCACCGACGACGACATCATCCGCGGCACGGTCACCGGATCCGACGGAGTCGAGCGGGCCGACTATTACAAGGATGTCTTCGGTGGGGAGGTCGCCGTTCTGAAACACGGGGACGAGTTCAACCAGTTTCAAGTCGAGCGCCCTTCCGCGGCCACGTCGGGCTATTGGGATTACCTGACCGCCAAGGTCTGCGCCGGGATCGGGGTGCCAAAGGAAATCGTCCTGCCCACCTCGATGCAGGGAACCTCGATGCGGTCGGTGTTGGACATCGCCAACGCCTTTTTCCGATCTAGGTCTGCCGTCATCGCTGACCACCTCCGCCGGGTCTACGAGTACGTCATCGAGACCGGCATCCGCACCGACCCCGCGCTCCGTATTCCGCCCGCCGATTGGTATCGGTCTACCTTTCGGGCTCCGCGGTCTATCAACGTGGACGTGGGCCGCAATTCCGCCGCCGCGGTCGCCGAGTTCAAGACCGGCATGAGGACGCTTCAGAGCATCTACGCCGAGACGGGTGAAGACTGGCGCGAGCAGCTACGGCAAAAGGCGGCAGAGATTGCCTATGCCCAAGAGCTTGCCCAAGAGTTCAACGTGGACCGGGCCGAGATCATGACTCTCGACCCGAACGAACTTTCGAGCAATAACGCCGCAGCCGCCAACCCGTGAAGACCTGGTTCGACATCCAAGCAAAAGCCAACGACGAGGCTGAGATCTACCTTTACGACGAGATCGGTGGGTGGGGCGTGACCGCGAAATCGTTTATCGACGCCGTCCGGGCGACCGGGGCCAAGCGCATCAACCTCCGCATCAACTCGCCCGGCGGGTCGGTGTTCGACGGTCTTGCCATCTACAATTTCCTCCGCGGCCAGGATGTCACAGTCCAGATTGACGGACTCGCCGCGTCGATCTCCTCGATCATCGCGTTGGCCGGAAAGACGGTCCGAATGGCCGGCAACGGGTTCTTCATGATCCACAACCCGTGGGGCGGGGCTGTCGGTGAGGCCGACGAAATGCGCCAAACGGCCGACTTACTGGACAAGATTCGTGACAGCCTTGTGGGCACCTACGCCGCCAAGACCGGCAAGGACCATGAGACCATCAAAGAGTGGATGAACTCCGAGACTTGGTTTTCCGCGGCCGAGGCCAAGGAAGCCGGGTTTGTGGACGAGGTGACCGACGAAATCGCATTCGCCGCTTCGACCCGGTCGTTCCGCAACGCTCCCGACGCCCTCAAGGCTGTTTCCAAGACCGCGCCCCAGGCTGCCCGCCGCGCATTCGACAAGGGGGTTCGACAGGTCGAGGACGGCAAAGGGGGCGACGGGCTCGAACCTGCCACGGTCAAGGAAGCCCGCAGCCTGAAGACTGGAGAGGCACCGACCGAGGCGAAGATCCGCAAAGCTTACCGTTGGTGGGCTCGCAACGAGCGGTTCCTTGACGCCGAAGCCGACAGCCCGGCAGACGTTGCTGCCAATTTGTGGGGAGGGGCCGCGGGCCGTGACTGGTTCCGCGCCTTGTACTCCCAACTGGACGAGGAGAACGCCTCGACCGAGACCCAGGACAATTCCGAAAGCAAACCACAACCCATGAACAAACTGCTCCAGAGCCTCGCCGCCGCCGGGCTCATCTCCTCCGCTGACGTTGCCGAGGACACCGCCGTCACCGAGTTCGAACATTTCTTCGCCGCCTTCAAAAAGGCCAAGGACGACGCCGTCGCCGCGCTCGACCAGATCGCCAACGCTAAGGTCACCTCGACCGTTGAGGCCGCCATCGCCGACGGCCGCATCACCGCCAGCGTCAAGGATGCCTGGGTCGCCCAGATCCAAGCTGACGCCAAGGCCGCCGAGTTGCTGGCCGCGATCCAGACCCCGAAGCCCGGAGCCGACCCCGTTGGGGCACCGGCCGGAGCGGGTGGCAAAGCTTCCGACGAACTCCGCGCTGAGTTTGATCGGATCACCGATCCGAAACAGCGCACGGCTTTCTGGTCCCAACACAAGGCCCAGTTGCTGAAAAAGTAACCTCACAACCAACCCAAACACACCATGCCCAATACCCTCGACTCCGGCCTGAATGGGACGCTCATCTCCCAAGCGGGCCTCGATGCCTTCGTCGGAGCTTTCGCTCCCATGTCGGCCTTCACCACCGACTTTGACCCGGCTCCGGCCTCGAAGTCTGACACCATCCAGGTGCCCTACGTTCCGGCCGCCTCCGCCGCCGCGGACTTCTCCGGCACCTACACTCGTCAGGACAGCACACTGAACAAGCGCACGATCACGTTGAACAAGCACAAGTTCGTGTCTTGGTATCTGTCCGACGTGGCCATCGCCAAGAGCCCGGCCGTCACCCTCGAACGCTTCGGAATGCAGAAGGGTTTCCAGTTGGCCAAGGCCGTGTTCCAGGAC